AGAAGATAGTTTCTTTAATACCTCATGTTGTGCAATATTAGATACACAAACATAATTACCTTCTGACACTTCATGGTCAAAGAAACTATCACAATCTTTAATCAATAGTTCTGCATCAGGATCGATAGTTGAATTCTTAATTATCTGATAGACTGTATCGGCAGGACCTCTGGTCATCTTATCGATGATACAAATTTTTGCTGTGTCTTTGAATTCGTGCAGCAAATAATCAGACGCAGAATGGTGAGCATCGTGGTCTTTGAGAATACCAATCGTAATGTTGTGACCCTCATATGGTTCTAATGCTCTTTGTATCATCATCTTATGACCATAATCATACAACAAATACTTTGGTTTCATATCAGGGAATCTAGTAGATGCTCCTGCTGCAGGTACAATTATTTCCATAATCTTTTAATCTCTTTTATAATAAATTTATGATTGCTATCACCAGGTTGTGTGTGACGATATACCCGCAACAACATAAGAATCAAAATATAATCATCCTTTGCAAGTGAAAATTTCTCTAATACTTTGTCCTGTAGATTTTTTAACTTAACATCTAGTTTAAGTCTATCATCTCTTAGGAACCATTTACATTCTAAATCTTGCCGTAACTTTGCAATGTCAAATATGTAGGAATCATATTCAATGGTAACCGCATCTATCATTATAAACTTATCTTCAGAAAACATCAAGTTCTCTAAGGTAAAATCACCATGATATTGTGACCGTGGAAGTTCTTTTGGTAATCGAGTAATCAACTCATCCTTAGAAAAAGGTAGATCAGTTACCGAATCTACCCAATCTAACTTTTGATGGTATACACCAGTATAATCATACAGTACCGAACTTTTTGCAAAACTATTAAGTGTCTCAACAATGAACCCAGCAAGTTTATTGATGGTATTCGTTTTCAAATACTCTTTCATATCAAGACCATGGACGTACTCCATGTCCATAAAAGTTTTACCATCAGTATTTAATATGCAGGGCACATCATAAAACTCACGAAACAAATGTTGCAGTCTCTCTACGTTTCTTTTAACGTCACCAGATTTATGTACATACAGTTTATCATTTGATTGCAATAAATGAATTTTGTTTCCTGAATGACCCTTCAGTTCTTTTATTATTTTAACCATTCGGCATAGTCATCCCGAATTAAAGAATGCGGAGTGCCATTGTATTCCCCTGGTGGGAAAGGATGATTGATATCACAATACACTAGATTTTCACCAACCAAACCATACTTTTTCCAATTGGCACTCATAAAATCTTCACACATATACTGGACGCCTGAATCGTAGAATTCATCAATATGTTCTACTGCTCTGGCATACTTGTCCATGTTCTCAGAAGAAGAGAATGCAAACTGATCATTACCAAAATCTCTTGTTGGTACCATGCGACAATTTGGAATGTAAAGTTTACTGTTGTCCAATTCATCAAATGGTATTCGTGCATTGATAGCAAAATCTGGTCGTGAACGAATTACCCAATCAAACTTTTCATAGAGGGTACTTTCCCATCGTTTTTTAGTTGCCATACACCAATGAATGCCATGCAACTGAGCAAGAGTTGACATTCGACCATCTTTCACTTTCCAATTAGGTGATGGTGGTGGTGTGTTAGGATATCTACTAAAATCAACATTGAGATTTGGTTCTACAATATAATCAACAGGTTTGTAGAGTTCTATTATCTTTTCATGTAATTTTTCTTCTGTTTCCCATGTGTGAAAGAATACAGTTACATCATTACCATCAAGAATATTCTTTTTATGAAACTCATAACCTGCTTCCACACTTCGTGCTTGACCAACTAAACATAATGCTATCTTCATAGAGTGTTCTCTTTATATTTAAAATTTTTAGGTTGACGAGGATTTCCTAATAGTTCACATCGGCACCATCCACCACCACGAACTTTATCTATACCTTTTTCAAGCATTAAATGATAAGTTACCGTAGATTCATCAACCTTGATGAGATTATATGGATTTTCTTTATTTGATCCTATTTCTAAAACAATCATTTTATCTTTACTTAATGGTTTATGCAACTGAGTCCATTTACTCCCTCCTCCAGATGCATGAGAATCATATCTATGATTTATATCGGAAGTTACCCCAACATAATAACATTCATCTTCTAGTTCTAAAATGTAGATGAGTTTTTTCATAAATTATAGATCACGTCCAATATTTACTTTGTTGTCTGTAATACCAAAAGGTTTCAATGCTTCTCTTTCAAACACAACCATGCTGTTATAGAATGCCACAGAATACAAACAATGATAGTTTGATAGAACTTCTGGCATAATTGGTGAACCTTGAAAATGTTGATGATTCAGAATATCTGTGGTACGTTTAGCATGTTCAGTGAATGTGTTAGCACCACGGAATGTACCACCCCAAGGGTGTGGCCAATAACTTGTGTGTGTATCTTCACAAATATAAACACCACCTACATTCAATTTCGGAAATAATTTATTGAGTGTAGTAATTTGATGATTCATTATATGCGAACCATCATCAATCACAATATCAAAACCATTTTTATCTGCTAGAAACTTATCCCAAAATGCTGGATTGCCTTGATCACCCATTACAATTTCTACATTACCATCATACTCATATTTTTTACATTCTTCATTGATATCGATACCAACAACTTGAGTACCTTCACCAAAGTATTTCAACCACATCTCAATTGAACCACCACCAAGAACACCAATCTCTAGAATTCGTGGTGCTTTACCAATAAACTTACTTAGATGTCGTTCATAAACATCAAAGTATCCAGACCATTTTGTAGAACCTTTTTCTAAATTCCAGAAAATCTCTTTTAGTTTGAGTTTAGGTGGAGATTCATCATCACTAATATACATTTTTTCATAGACCATTATATTTCTCCTCAATTATTTTCTTCCACTCAGGGACACGATCATACTGATGTACTATAGTATACTCTATTCCTTCTGAAGTTACAACTTTATCTCCATCTAATTTCGGTGATGGTTCAAGCAAGAATGGTCGAAACTGTTCTATCTTGCTTGGATCGGCAGTTGTACCTAGTTGACATGCCCAACCATCTTCTGATTGTGTATACTTGGATGTTTTTAAATATGGATGCTGAGATATCAGAAAGTTGAATGTTGATTGGTCACAGATTTTAATTGGTCGATGCATACATGATGCAAAGATATTCATCATCAAATCTTTCATGGCATATCCACGACCAGCAAGAACACCTACATTGTAAATGATATTGTCTTTGAAATCCTCATAGATTTGTGTTCCAAATGTTTCTTTAAGGTTTTGGTTACCCCATGGTTCATTTTTATATTTCATACTCTCGGAAGAGAATACTAAATCGTCAGATGCAGAATCATTTCCTAACCATTCCTCCAACCATTCGGATGGATTCTTTTGAAAGATAACATCCTTGACATCCGTAGTGATAACATAACGGTAGTCATTGTTCTTGAGGTGTTGGTAAATGTGATAAAATCTCTCAACATGAACCATCATGTTAGATTTATACGACAGATTACCCTCTGTGTCTTGACCAAATGCAATAATATCAAAATCTGCTTCAGTAACTTTATTTGCAGTTTCTTTATCACAGTTCATCAAAATTAGAACTTTATCACCAGTAAACCCAGATGCATTAATTGAGTTTACCCAATACTTTAATTTCGACCAATCGTAATTAGTCGCACAACCTACTATCAAATCTTTCATAACAACTCCAGTTAATTATAAATTAGTTCTCTGTTATCCTCAATCAATGCTATAATCGCATGAGTGCCTATTTTGACTTGTTCTTCAGTTAGATTCAAACCATAAGCATCACTTACTAAATGTAACACCTCATGAAATACTGCTATTCGTTGTGTCTGCTCGGTATGATCTTGGTTGATAGAAATTAGTTGACGATTGAAATCTGCTGTTCCAACCAATCCATTCATTTCTTCTGTTGACTTCATTGCAATGCTATAATCAATACCTGCTATTTTAATTGTATCTTTCAATTTGTATACTTCTTATATAGTTTCTTACTTTGACCAGGAGTATCACTTAAATACTTGTCTCTAAGTTCTGGTCTACCCCACTCACCAGCACCTGCTTTTGAAACAAACTCTTGTTTTTCACGAATTGGTTTATTTGTCAAATATGCCATATCCTCTTTATTGTTAAATTCTTTTACCCAAGTAAATTTTGTTGATGCGGGTATCCATTTCTGACTGATACTCTTCTTGCCTCTGGAAAAATCAGTATCAACCATTAACCAATCTTTGTCTTTACTGAATGCAACTGTATGTGCTTTTTTCAGTAACCGAACAATCTTTCCCGTCTTTTCTAGTTTACCTAGAGTTATCACGTCCTTGTCGTATATATTCGTTTCGAATAAATGTTCTTTAAAAGTTTTCATACGGCAAAAGAAGAACCACAACCACAGGTTGCTTTAACGTTAGGGTTACGAATAGTGAAGTTTGCACCTGCTAAACTTTGAGTATAATCCAATTCTGATTCATTTAAATACTGTAAACTCACACTGTCTACAACAACTGAAATTCCATCTTTGTCAAAAACGAAATCATCTTCCGCTGGAGGTAATTCTTCTAGTGAGAATCCATACTGAAACCCTGTGCAACCACCACCTTGAACAAAGACCCGCAACTTGAGGGTTGGATCTTCTTCTTCAATAATATTTTTGATTTTCTTTGCTGCTTCTGTTGTGATAGTAATCATTGGATATATTTTTCCTTATAATCCTTTATTGCTGCTTTGATTGCATCTTCTGCTAGAATAGAACAGTGTATCTTTACAGGAGGTAGAGCAAGTTCTTCTGCTATATGAGTATTCATTATGAGTGCTGCTTCATCAAGTGTCTTGCCCTTGACCCATTCAGTTACTAACGATGATGATGCTATTGCTGAACCACAACCGTATGTTTTGAACTTTGCATCTTCAATAATACCATCATCACTTACTTTGATTTGTAGTCGCATAACATCACCACACGCAGGTGCACCTACCATACCTGTGCCCACTCGTTTTATTTCTTTCGCAAATACGCCAACATTTCTTGGATTCTCATAGTGATCTAATACTTTGTCGGAGTATGCCATTATCCCCTCGTTAAGGTTAATATTTTTTGAATCTGTTTCTCAATGATTGGACCACGATTAGGCCAATGAATATATGGTTGTGTCTGTGACTTTAAAAGATTAGTCAGAAAAGGCATGATAATCTTTTCTACTTGTGCCAATCTTGTTTTATACTCTTCTACAGTTTCATCTTTCTCTGCAATGACTGCATCATACTCGGCTTCATCAACTGTGGTGAATCCAAAGTCATCATCACCATATTCTGCCATAATTTTATTGATATCATATTCCATTATTTACTCCAATTTTTGGCAACATTAAAGTTTTGATGACTGAACTCTAATCGGTCAACCAGTTTCAATGCATTGCCTTTTAGTTTGTCCACAGCAACAAATCCTTCTGGTGCTGTGCTTTTGAATCCATCGTCCGTGCGAACAAATGTACCAATTGACTTGATGGTTTCCAACTTACGAATGATCATGAGTTTTGCTTCAATAATCATATTCATCAGATCAAATACATTCTTTAGTTGAGCGGCATTGGTACGATAGAATCGCATGACTTCCGTTTTCTCTTTGATGCGTTTCTCTTTGGTATCTGCTTTCTTTGCTGCCAATATTTCTTTGTTCAGTTTATCTTCTACCCACTTTAACAACCCATTTACGTGTGCTCTCGTATCACGAATCTCTTGACCTTCACGCACTTTGGTGTTGTTATAGGTTTTGATCTGCATCAGATAAGTTTCGGATGATGATATTCTGTTCAATGTCAGTGCAGGTATTGTGGCAAACAATCTTCCTGCTTGAGATAGAATCGATGTGAGTTCGGCAGTCTCTTGCTCTGTGAACGTGGCAGAACCAGAGGCATCAGTGAATGATGCATCACGAAACCAAACATCTTTTGTTGTTGTTAGATGTCCTAAATCAATATTGAATGATGCTTTCATGTTTTCAATATCTTTACCTGTGTATGATGTATGAAACACCACACCAAGTTGTGCCGCCATCATCATCTTTGCAAGTTTAGTATTTGCTGGCACTGCATATACAATAGTATTTGGTTGAAATATAATATACTCTTCACCATCAATTGTTTCAGATTTCAGATCACTTTTAGTAAACATCATATCACCTTGCAGAATACCTTTAATGCCTAACTTCGGTAGGTATGCAAGTGCAATCTTTAGTTTATTGTTTAGACCTTCTGCTGCATGATTTTCATCGATATCTGCATCAGTATAATTTAGTTTGGCATTCTTGTTGAACACAGATTTTGTACCAACAAAGAACTTACCATTTTCTGGATTTATACCCGCAAAGATAGCAGGTGAACCATCCCACTTTGTGGTAACATTTACTTTGACATCGGAATGACCCGCTAACATATTACGAAGTGAACGAAGGAAGTTGATTGCTTCCCTTGCACCAGATACGCCATTATTCAATACATTATCTTCAAGATGTTCTAGGTGAACATTCTTACCTTCTTTTGCTTCTGTTATGTATTCTAAAAATTTCATTATAGTTGTATTCCCAACTTATCATTTACTTTTGCAAAATACGCCTTATTTCGAAATGCGTAATTACCATTAGTTACAGTATCTTCGGCAGGTACGGTCGAAACCATTTTGAATATTGGAACTCCATCTTTATTCATACCCATTTTGACAATATTCAAATCTTGAAATGTTTGGTTTATAATAAAGTCAAAATTGAAATCTGATGATGCAATAAATTTAGTCATGCCATAAACTACATTCGTACTTGTGTATGAAAGTTTACCCGTTTGATAACCTTTTTTTTCATTTGGTGGAACTTTTGTGCTTTCAATTATAAATTGATTTAAAAAATCTGTGTATGCTGTAGGTTTTGATAAACTCAAATCTGATATTTTAGAATCTTTATTCTTTTCAATTTTTATAGAATCACCTTTAAAATCGACACCTTTAAACATTTTTCGTAATTCTGTTGCGGAAATATCAAATCCTTTAGAGGTAACGCTTTCAGATAACAAATCACCAAAAGCAACAACGATGCCTTCATACATGGCATGATTTGTTAAATTCTCCAAAACTTTAATTTCTTTTTTATATTCTCTAAATTCGTTTTCACGATTCATCAATTTCAATCTTTCAACTACAAGTCCGGGCGCCATAGTATTTGACCCACCAGTTAATGCTTTAGAACTGAAACCGTAATAATGTTCATTTTTAATAAAAAAATCAAAAACTTCATAATTCTGTCGTATTGGGAAAACTATATTTTCAATATCTCTAGTTTTAAGAAATTTAATTGCAAAATAAGGTCCTAAAAGTTCGCCAAAATTTTTGATCAAATCTTCGATTTTTATCTGTTTGCCACTATTACTATACAAATTTTCTAATTTTCTAGCATCAATCTTATTGTCCATAAAATCAATCAAACCTTTAAGATATGATTTAGATCCCTCTGGAATTTTTTTACTTTTTTGTATTTGTGTTTTCAGCGTATTTGAATATTCTTTAATAGGAAAAACCCAAAATTTATCATTTTTTTTCCTGATTAATTGTGGTATATCTTCTGATGGTATGCCATCAAACAAATCTCCAGGTTGTAACATTCCGAGTCCTTTCCATACGGGGTTGACTCAGTATTTATACTTTAAAACCTCCGAACTTATTTTTACTGGTTCTTTCACGTTCACCAAAGGAATTCAGAGGTTTATCGTCTACTTGACCAGCATCCACCAAATCTTCTTGTGCTGACTGTTCTACATCATACAGTTTCATCTTGCCTCTGTCAATACCTATGACAAATCTTTTGAATGTATTTGGATCATTGTATCGATTCTTTAGTTGCTTAACCATTAACTGATTCAACTGCTCCAACTCTTCCGTGCTGACCAGTGCAAACATAAAGTCGGCAGTTGCTGGCAGACCAAAGGACTCACTTGTATCCTCAAGTCCAGGATCGCTGGAGGTGAAGCCGGAACGGGTAGTCTGAGTGGCTGACATTATGGGTACAGAGAACTCGACGGCCAGACCTCTCAATTCTTCGGCAATCGCTTTAATATAAGAGTAACTATTGACATTTGAACCTGGTTTGATCCTAGCACTTGCACAAATGTTAAGATAGTCAATAAAGATGATATCAGGTTTGAAACTCTTCTTTAGTTGCAATTCATTTAACAAGGCACGAAAGTGAAGTGCAGATGCGGCAGCAGTCGGATATTCTTTGATAATCAACTTGCCTTGTGTCTTTACCTTCATTGCAGAGAACTTGCGGTCATAGTCTTGTTTACTGATGGCATGAAGATCAGAAATGTCAATGTTCAAAAGATTGGCATCAATACGTTCAGCAATTCTTTCTTCTGCCATTTCCATTGTGATGTACAATACATTTTGACCTTGAGACAAACATGAACCAGCAACGTGACACATAAACAAAGATTTACCAACACCAGTGCCAGCAAGTGCAATGTTCAGAGTTTTTGTTGGCAGACCACCTTTAGTGATCTTATTGAATATGTCTAGGTCAAATGGAATCTTTGTCTCATGGCGATGATAGAAGTCAAATCGATTATCTGCATCTTCAACATAATCATGACCAACAGACGAATCAAATGATACACCGAGTGCATCACTCAATAGTTGTGGGATAGAACCCTTACTATCTTTGTCGGATTTGTTATCAAGAATCTTTACAGATTGCATGATGGCATTATAGATTGCTTTATCTTGACAAAACTTTTCAGTGTTATCTATTAACCATTCTATATTTGATCTTTCATCTTTCTCAGAATTGATTTTACGCAGTATTTCAATCGAGTCTTGAACTTGTTGCTCGGTTAGTTTTTTAGATTCTGAAAAATTAATTACAAGAGATTCATAGGTAGGAAGATGTTTGTAGTGATTGATATACTCTTCAACCTCTTCAAAGAGTATTTTCTCGGTGTTGTCTGTAAAATATTCTGACTTTATGAAAGGTAAAATCTTACGTGCGTAGTCCTCATTGAATATCAAGTTCTTTATTATTGTCGTTTCCAATCTCTCCATTTTCAACTTTCGATAAGAGTATTTCTGTTAGTATATCACCGAGAATCTCACGAAACTCGGGATCATTTTGCAATTCTTCAACCGTAAATTTACCTTCTTGAATTAGAGTATAGTCAAATTTTAATCGTGCAACTTCCTCTTCTTCTATTATTTGTGCGTGACCATAGTGGTATAAAACTCCAGCATATTTTCCAGTTTTGATTCCCACTGCTGTGGCTTTTCCATCTTCAGAGGGAACCAAATCATAATCTATACTATACAATAGTGTCATCGGTTTCTTCTTCCAAAACTGGATCTTTTCCCATAATGCTGCCATACGTAATCTCATATCGTTTCCTTACATATTCTTTGAACTTCTCACTAGCAAGAATATCATTCCAAAACTCTGCCGTTTGTGTATCATCAAATCGTTTCTTGTCGCCAATCTCACCCGTCTCTTGATCAACTTTTGCATACCAACCATTTGATGGTTTACTTACAAAGTTACCTTCAAGTGCAATGTCCATCAGACCAGAATACTTTTGAATACCACCATCAAATGAAACTGCTACAGGTATCTTAGACTTCTCACGAACGAATCGTGACTTCTCAACGTTGATGATGAAGTTATAACCTGTAATTTCTGTGCCGGTCTTTTCTTGCTGACGACCAAGAATCCAAATCGTATCTGCCGAATAATACGAACCTGTACCACCACCAACGATGTCTCTAGGATACAAACCAATCTCTTTGTATGTGTGATTCACAACAACCATTGGAATGTCTTTGATGGTCAAGTGTGGTGTGACCATACGAAACAACGACTTCATTTGTTTGGCACGACTCATATCTGCTACAGTCTTACCTTCTGTGGCATCATCAACTTCTTTCTTTGATGCTAGATTACCAATCGAATCAAGAATGATAATAACTTTATCGCCTTTTGCAATCTGCTGCAACTGAACCATTATATCATGTTTTAACTGCTCAACGTCGGTAATAGGAGTATGCAACACCCGATTGGTATCAATATTGAATGTATCGAAATAAGATTGAGGAGTCCCAAACTCGCTATCATAAAATAGAATAACGGCATCTTTGTATTTCTCCAAGTATGCAGATGCCATCAACAAAGCAAATGCAGTTTTAAAGTGTTTTGATGGACCAGCAAACATGGTCAGACCAGGTGTCAGACCACCGTCCAAATTACCAGATAGTGCTACGTTAACCATAGGCACACCAGTTTGTATCATATCTTTCTCAGTAAAAAACTGAGATGATGCAAGGATCGAAGTCTCTTTAATTGTCGATGCCTTTTTTAACTTGTCAAGAACGCTCATCTATATCTCCAATGTCAGCAATGTTATCTTTCCGTATTACTTGATGTTTATCATCTACTAAGAATGATTCTATACTAGGAGTATCATCCTTGTCAATCTTTTTCTTTCTTACTGCCCTTTTAATTTTAGGTTTAACTCTTTCTTCTTCTATTCTGCGATACGTTTGATTAGCAGCAATCAACAACAAAACTGCCAGTGGATCAAACACCACAATAATAACAAAGATTACTAACCTAACCGCTTTATCAATCAAGTCACGGTCTTGTGTGCCATAAACTACATCTGCCACATATTTTATAGGCCCCAAGTCTGATTCAGCCTTTTTGATTTCCAAGGAGATAGGAGACTTTTCTTCCGTAATTTTCTGTATTTCGGTCTGCGCCCTAGCAATCTCATCA